AGCCTTGATATCTTTGAGGTCTTGCTGATTCATAGAAGCTGAACTTTCCGCTTTTTTCGTTTCTTTTGATACAGTGGGGGTTGACTCTGCGGTTTCTGAAGATGAGGACTTCTCAGAAGAGGAAGTTGTCTCTGTGGGCGAGGAGCCAGTTGCAGTTTTGCTTTTAGCTTCCATGTCGGCTTTCAACTTTGCAGTAAGATCTTTGATGTTAGAAACGTTGACAGAGGACAGATCGAATTTTTCGGTCTCTAATTTGGCGGGGGATTCACCCGTTTGTGCTGCAGCTGGCTTTTCCTTTTTGGTGAGCAAACCGGCCTCGGTCAATTTTTCCTCGAAAGCTGTTTTTTGTGACCCTATAAAATCTTTCCCCTTTGCTTTCAATGATTCAAGTAGTTTAGGTTTGCTCGGTGATACCAAAGCTTCTGTTTTTTCCTTCTCAGCTTTTTTCGCTTCACTTTCTTTTCTCTTTTTTTCCCGGCTAGAAATTTCCCCGGCTGGATTTTCCGTGGATGTGGTTTCTTGTTTTTCTTTCAATTTAGCCTGCTGAGTTTCATTGAAGTTCTTCATTTTTTCCAAATCCATCGTTTCCCTGTAATCTTCAATAAATGCTTTAACTTCTTCTTCAAGAAAAGCCGGATCCTCTTTTATCGAGTCTGCATAATCCCTTTTAATTTCCTCTCTGTAAGCATCTATCTCAGATTTTGGTACTTTCACACCAAATGAATTGGTAACAGAATCCGCTAGATTTGTTGTTCCAGTAACTATTTTGCCCTCAACGTTTTTCTTCTGTTCCTCTTCTTTCCTTTTCTTATCCTCTAATTCAAATTGGAGAAGCTCCGCCATTTTATCATTTGATAAAACAGAATTTCCCTTAGTCAGGTTTACAAGCTCTGGACCCTTTTCTCCAACCAAAGCAACGCCGCCCTTGTTTACAGCTCCACCTGTTTCTAATTTAGGAATCCCAGACAAAAGAGACTTTGCAAAAGCGTTCATAATTTGTCCACCCTGTTTATTACCCTGATCTAGGGTCGCTTCTGCCGGCTTTACTAAATTTTTTGCGATTCCACCAAAATCACCCGCTATTTGTTTAGTTAAATTTTCGGTCAGGGATTTGTTATTGTCAGAAACTTGCTTAGCAAAAGATTCGGTTAGTTTTTTAAAGAAACCTTCATTTGACTGAGCATCCTTGGGTGTTTGACCCTTTGTGGATTTCTTATCTCCCTCTTCGACAAGTTTCTTGATCTGATCTGTGTTCTCAGATGTTCGCTTGTTTTGCTCCTTCAATTCTTTTACAAGAAGATCCATGTTGGTTGACAACATTGAAAGTTCTTTGAGCACCTTTGAAGAATCTTGAGACATGTTCTATATATCAGGGCCGAACGAAATATGAGATTATTTCTTGAAATTGAAAACTTCGTTTTGTCCTGACTCCTCCATGAGTTTTTTGTTTTCTTTCTCTATGTACCGGTTGAGCTTTTCCACCCACATTTGGTACTCATAGAAAGGGAGCGATTCTATCCAGTCTGGATCCATGCCGTGCTCTTTCCAGAGTCGGAACTTAAGATCAAAGTAATTCTCTAAAGATATCTGATATAACGAAAAGAGATCTGAACCCTCCGGGAAAGGAGATCGGTGCGGTGACCTCCTGTGCACCGCAAGTTTCACAAGGTAAACTCACCTCTAATTTTGTTCCGACCTTTATTTGGTCGGCGAGTTCGAAATAAATAGAAAATTCTTCAACCGACCAAGAAAGGGATTCTTCCTCCATGTCCGCTATCTTCCTTTCGTTCAACGTACGCCAATCATCAAAGATAAAAGGTGCAATTTTGATAAAACTTTCGTCTACCTCTTTCCCTGATTTAATTCTATTTCTTGCATAAGAGGAAATAGCATCTACCACTCCGATAGAAGGTACCGACATTCTTAGGGTTTTAGAAAGCTTAGCTACTGGCAAAACAAATTTTCTTTCCTGCTTGGAGTAATATTTCATGATGTTTCCTTCCATCTGGTACTTGGAAAGGACACCAGTTCTTAATTCTATCCCATACTGATAAGAGCAATTTGCTTTTTTGCAAGTAAGGGTTGGTTGTAATACTATTCTGTTTTCACCCTTGATAAAAGTCAAGTCACGAATTGCCATGATAGCAAAAAATCTGTCCTCCTGTTTGAGATCCTTGTAGGAAACCACACCTTCCGAAGGAAATTTGATGACACAGCAATTATTCAGGATCATGTTGAGTTTCTGATCGATATCCAACATATCACTTTCGTCGATGGTGGAAAAGTGCCTGATCTCTTTAACTTCTGCAGCTCTAATTGCAATCTGTGTTCCCTCTGGATAATACTTACCCTCGGAGGGAAGAATTGTCAAAGGAAGATTTTTCCACCCGATCGACATAACGGATGGTGGTTCTTTTGTTTCAGATTCTAACTTCTGATTCTTAATTTCGTTCAGAAGAGGAGAAGGGGTAGCAGTTTCCTCTTTTCTAGACTTAAGAGCTTCTACCTCTTTGTCTAATTTGTCTTCGATGATATTTGCGGGGGCAAGATCCGCTATTTGATCATCGTAAGAAATACCTCCAGACAGCTCCTTCTGTTTGAGGATTGCTTCAGGTGAAAGATTATTTGGGTCCATACTGATGCTTATAGTCTATATAACAAGGAAGTGGAAACACCACAAATTTGCTAGACTTTATAGAAAATAAATAGAAAAGGGTTCCGATTATAGGAATTGATCCTGCCAGTAATCTGACTTCCAGGATGTGGTAATTGTGTAAAGAGCATCACCACTATCATAATCAAGTGCCATCGTGGTGATTGGCTGAATCAAAAAGCAATTGTTTAGAGTTATCCTTCTAAATACATCTCCTTGCTTATTAAAAATAGAAACTACCATTTGTCCGATGTAATCTCGCTTGAGTCCCATCGCACCGGTAAGAGGGTTGTAGATCAAGTCAGACCATTGTCTCAAGATTTTGTACATGGTCATAGAATTGTTCTCGTCAAGGTTTACCTCGAAAACGACGTTAAATTCCACATCAGAAGTTGAAGGTTCGCCGCCTGCATATCTTCTTTCAGCGAATTTGTAGTACTGAGTAACTGGAGCCGAAGGTTGGATATCAACAGCCAAACCCGTGATGCTTTTCACTTGCTGTGTCATGATAGACTCGCCATTGAATCTCACGTTAGCGGAAGTTACCGCAGCAGGTGGTGTAATTAGCACTTCAAACTGGTTAAGGAAAACCGGTTCGTAGTTGTTTCTTGCTGCTTTCGAGTTATTAAAGTGTGGTAAACCTGCCATTTATCTTGCTAATTTTTATAAGAATAAATCTTCCCAGTAATCAACTGCCCAAGACATTTCGATTTCGTACAAAGTTGTACCATTCAAGTACTCTAGCTCCATCGGATCTATAGCTTTGAGTGGGAAACAATCTTTACAGGTTATCCTTCTAAAAACGTCTCCGTTTTTGTTGAAAATTGAAATTACTATAGTTCCTGTGTAGTCCTGCTTAATTCCCATTGCACCAGTCAGCGGATTGTAAATTAGATCAGTCCATTGTCTAAGTGTTTTGAAGACGTACATTGAATTTGCATCGTCAAGGTTTACTGTGAACTTAACGCCCAAATCCAGGGAAGTTTTATCAGGTCTACCGCCTGCATAGTTTCTTTTTGCAAATTTGTACTTCTGAAAAACAAAACCAGGGTTTTTATCCACATCCAAACCTGTAACATTCACAACCTGCTCTAGGAGGATTTGCCCACCTTGAACAGCAGGAGGTGGCAAAACTGTCACCTCGAACTGATTCAAATAAACAGGTTCGTATTTGTTTATGGAATACAGTGAATTTTGATAGTGGGGTAAACCAGCCATTAATTCATTTCAATTTTTTTTATTTATCTTCTTTGTCTAAAAACTCCAAAATGTTTAAACGAAGTTGATAAATCCTCCAGCAGCGATTCCACCAGTTCTAGTAACAGTCACTCTGTTGATGAACTTCTGGATACCTCTTGCAGGTTCTATGATTACGTCGATAATACCTATGTTTTGGTCGATTACTGACGGTGGGTTATTTGACGCATCCATAATTACTTGGTAAGCGTAAATTCCTCCTCCTGCTCTTACTCCGTCTAGGTAGGTATCAACCAATGTTTTGATTTCAAGTCTGATTGAATCTTCGTTGAAGTCAAATAAGTAGTTTGAAAGAATTTCCTCAACATCATTTTCCAAGCTGATGAGAAGATCTCTTACGTGGATCAAGCCAAATGCTGAGTTTACTGTTTGATAAGCCGTTTGGTTACCGAAGATAACCACTCCAAAACCTCTCTTCTTGATGATTGGGTTAAGACCGAAGGGTTCCAACCAACCTCTATCAGCATCTGTGAAGTCAAATTCCACCCCTACAATATTACCGCCCGAGATTGTACCTCTTTTTTGGCCGGCTATGATATTGTAAGGTTCTCCGTTAGCAAATTTTCTAACAAAGTTGTTAGAAACGAAGGCTGCGGGGGGAACGTTTACGTTTCTATTATTCTCTCTTACTGTGATGTAAGGAGTATAGAAAGCTGCGAAAGAAGCACCTAGATCCTGAGTAGGAAGACTAAATGTGTAAGAAGGATTCAACGAAAGGTTACCACCTTCTGCGATGTATTGAGCCTCCAACGGTGGGTATGGATCAGTCGATGTTGGTGCATTAGTAAACCTAGGGTCTGTACTTGCTCTGAATTGTGCCATCGAAGGAGCGTTGATGAACGCCAAAGCCTTTTGTCTCATCATTGCAAGCTTTGAAAGCTGGTATTTAGAGTTAGGCTGGATAGTTCCGCTGAAAGTATCTACGATGTATCTGAACGAGATAGTGTCCTTAGTTGCCAAAGTTGCTGCTAGATTAGTATCGTAAAGTACGTTTAGGATTTCATCCACTCTTGCATCAGTTCCATTAGGTCTTTGAGCGTCTCTCATTGTGTACCCACCTAAGTAGATGAAGTCAAAAGATCTTGTAAATTGTGGGATTGACTTGAACTTTTGAACCTGAATAGGACTTCCTGAGTAATAAAGAATTGGTCTTGCGCAAGTTACCCTGACCGTACCAGAAGTTGTTGTCTGGGCTACAGAGGTTACTTTAGTTAATCTTCCCTGGCGGTTTGCTCCGACAGTTTCGCAAAGTTCAAGATCTGTTGAAACCAAATAGTCGCCAACCGCAATCACTAGGTCGTTAACCTGATCTGGCGAGAAGGTGAAACTCGTGGAGTCAATCTTGGTTACAACATTCAGATATTGGTTTATGGAAGCAACCGAAGAAACTATATCAGTTTTTCCTGTCCCTATAGCAGTTCCAATATTGTCCGAAGCATACACGGATCCAAATGCTGGATAGTTAACCAATGTGCTTGGGCTCAATCTTGAAATGTTGTTGAAAGCCCGTACGTTTGCAATTGAGAATTGATCCCTATCCACAGTAAGCTGGGTGTCTAAATAGTATTCTGATGTTCCAGTAGAATTCAGCCAAACAGTGTCACCATCCTGAATTTCGGTGTAAAGAATATTTTGGTACAAATTAGTTGAAAGCTGACCGGTCAAAGCATTAGAAGAAGCAGTGCCTCCTGTTATAGCTAAGACTGAGTCTATGTTGAGATAATCCGAAGCACCAAATTGTTGATAATAAGCTTGAATTCCCGCTCCTGTTGTTCCTGCAGTGTAGAATGTAGGTTCTACGGTTATACCTTGTGCGCTGTAAATTCCCGCATCCAATGGATGGCTAAACGTAACTGTTAAATTTCCACTTATTTCGTTTACCCCAACTACTTTCAATTTGACCAGATCTCCATCGTTAAACTGGTTTATTACGTTTCCAGTTAATCCGACTGGAATATTTACCGTTCCAACTATGAAAGGTGAACTTGTTGAGGAAGGAGTTAAAAATTCCTTCAGCAAAGTTTTTTGTGTTGTTGTAAGGGAAGGTTGGGTTTGAATGACTGCTGCTGCTGCAGCTCCTGCTCCACCTCCACCAGTTAAGGTAACATTTGGCACCGTAAGATATCCTGACCCGACACTCGTCATAACCACACCGGTTACTGCCCCCGTTGCACTTATTGTTGCATAGGCAGCTGCTCCGGTTGCTCCCACTGGATTTGTAAACGAGACGGTTGGAGCTGAAGTATAACCAGATCCGCTCGATTGAACGTAAACTGAAACCACACCGCCACCGGTAACTCCGGAGTTAGTTCTTACATAATGTAATCCACCGTAGGTTGCACTTGAACTATATGGCTGTAACGCTGAGGCAGGTACTCCGGTAGGACCAGATATTGCATCCAACCTGAAGAGCGTTCCTGCATTTAATGCCTGATATCCTATTGCAGCAGTGCCACCTGTTACCCCACCTGCCCCTGTGATGCCAACATAATTTTGCGTGTAAACGTAGTCTTGAATCAATTGCTGATCGTAACTCAAGAAGTTCAAAACGGGGTCTTGAAGATCTCTGTCACTAGTTAATTCATCTATCAAGAAGTTACCGACCAAATCCACCTTAAATCTGTTTTGACAGAGGTAGTCGAGTGCTTCTGCATCTACAGCACAGAAGAGACCAGTAGAAGGCGTGTTGTTGTTAATCAACGTCTGGATGAATTGGTTATTTCCGTTCAAATCGACGAAATCTACGATCAAACATCCAGTTACCTGAGTAACAATATTTACGTCTTGTTGACTTAAGAACTGGTTGATCTTGCTCTTCACAAATCCATTACGAGTGAAAAACTCAGCCCATTGCGGATCTTCGGATAAAGCAGCATAATCTGTCCAGTTTCCCGAAACTGCTATAACATCTATAAACCAGTCTGAAATATAATCGTATGGGTGAACGTAGCTAGGTACGTTGTCCGCACCATACCAATCAATAGCAAAAATATCATATCCTTGTAACGGGGGAGTTGCATCCGTTGATTTTCTAACGATAACACTCATTGATTGCTGGCCAAGGTTTACCAGGTTGAAAATTCTTCCCTGGTCTACAACTGACATAGTGGCTAAGAAATAATCTACGTCTGCATACCAGAATCTTTCTTTATTATAGAAGGAGGAATACAATCTTGAGGTGAGAACACCGTTGGGTTCATCAGTGGCAACAGAAAAACCAAAATAATCTACTTTATCAGCCGCGGGGCTTGAGTCATCATTATTGAGCTTTAAAAGATTTAGCGCAAAAACGGGTCCTGTTTGCAAACAGGTTAAAATTGATCTCTGGAAATAAGATCCCTGAGATTCCAAAGTTTTGTCAATGTCTCCGAATATAGCTATTGCTGTAGTGATGTCGGGGATGTAAACCGGAGCATTAAATGGGCCTTTATTTGAAAATCCCACCACCAATCTGATCGTTTGGGAAGTAAGTATGACGTTCTCAGAAGCGTCAAATTCCAATGTATAAACACCAGAGGCTTTAAATT